CCATGTCAGAGACGTTTCCAGCCGCAGGGCCAGTAAGAGTTAAAGTCCTTGGGGAAGAAACAAAAGACAAAGAAGAAGCTTCGCAGCGCGTAAAAGCGGATATGAACTATGAGCTTACTGAGCGCATGGTAGAGTACCGCCCAGAGCATGAACGCCTGTTATACAGCCTAGGATTGGCTGGTAGCGCGTTTAAGAAGGTTTACTTTGACCCGAACATAGGTAGGCAGGTAGCTCTATATATCCCCGCTGAAGACGTAGTAGTGCCATACGGGGCTTCTAATATAGAGAGCGCAGAGCGTGTTACGCATATCATGCGTAGGACTAAGAACGAGTTAAAGAAGCTGCAAGCAGTAGGGTTCTATAGAGATGTAGACCTTGGCGAACCACAGCCGTACCACACAGACATCGAAGAGCGTAAAGCTGAAGAAGGTGGGTACTCTATTACTGACGACAACCGCTATGCTGTGTACGAGGTACACGCGGATCTGGTTATTGAAGGTGTGGATGAAGAAGACGGGGACGAAGAGCAGCAGATAGCCAAGCCTTATGTTGTGACTATTGAGCGAGGTACGCAGGAGATCCTTGCTATCCGCCGTAACTGGGACGAAGAAGATGAGTTGATGTTAAAGCGTCAGCACTTCGTACACTACGTTTATGTACCCGGATTTGGGTTCTACGGGCTTGGTTTGATTCACATTATTGGTGGGTACGCTAAAGCGGGTACGTCTATTATACGGCAGCTGGTGGATGCTGGTACCCTATCCAACCTACCGGGCGGTCTAAAGGCCCGTGGACTACGTATTAAGGGTGATGACACCCCGATTGAGCCGGGTGAGTGGAAAGACGTGGACGTGCCATCAGGCAGTATCCGCGACAACATCATGCCCCTTCCATATAAAGAGCCTAGTCAAACCCTACTGGCACTACTTAACCAGATCACAACTGAAGGCCGTCGTTTAGGCGCTATCAGTGACATGAACATCTCTGACATGTCAGCCAATGCCCCTGTGGGTACTACGTTGGCGCTATTAGAGCGTACGTTGAAGCCTATGGCTGCTGTACAGGCCCGTGTCCACTACGCTATGAAGCAGGAATTTAAACTCCTTAAAGCCATCATGTCAGAGTACGCCCCAGCAGAGTACTCGTATGAGCCGCTCCGTGGGGAACAGACAGCCCGTAAATCTGATTACGAGATGGTGGATGTAATTCCTGTCAGTGATCCTAATAGCTCTACAATGGCCCAGCGCGTTGTACAGTACCAAGCGGTGTTGCAGATGTCGCAACAGGCTCCACAGATATACAACCTACCGCAGCTACATAGGCAGATGATAGAAGTATTGGGCGTTAAGAATGCCGATAAACTTATCCCAGTAGAGACTGATATAGCCCCAGTTGACCCAGTAAGTGAGAACATGGCTGTGTTGACTAACAAACCGCTAAAAGCGTTTATATATCAAGACCATGCAGCGCACATAGCCACGCACCAAGCGTTCATACAAGACCCCATAATCATGCAGAGTATTGGGCAGAACCCCCAAGCGAAGCAAATCATGGCTGCGCTACAAGCGCACATAGCAGAGCACACAGGGTTCTTATACCGCAAACAGGTTGAAGAGAAACTAGGTGTGGCCCTCCCAGCGCCGGGTAAAGAGTTACCGGAAGAGGTAGAAGTAGAGTTATCGAGAGTAATAGCGAGAGCCGCCGCCGAACTTAATCAACAACATCAGAAAGAACAGGCGCAAAAACAAGCGCAGCAAAAGGCGCAAGATCCAGTCATGCAGATGCAGCAAGCAGACATGCAGATCAAGCAGCAGGAGCTACAGCGCAAGACTCAGAAAGACCAAGCAGACATGCAGATCAAGCAGCAGGAGCTACAGTTAAAAGCCCAAGGCAATATGCAAGACGCGCAGATAAGTCAGGCTGAGTTGCAGATTAAACAGCAAGAGCTACAGATAGACGCTCAGAAGGCGGGCGCAAAGCTTGCCGCAGATCGTAGGAAAGACACCACCAAGCTGGATCTTGACCTACTCAAAACCATAAAAGATTCTAATAAACCTAGAGGCCAATAATGGCAACAACCGTCTTAGACGTGCTAAAGAAAAAAATCGAGGAAGATAAATCCTCTGCACTACAATTTCTAAGTGGTGGTGGAGCTAAAGACTTTGCCATGTACAAAGAAACCACAGGTTTGATTCGAGGTCTCGAAGCCTGTCTGGGATATG